GGTTAACCTTCCTCTTAGGGGCAAGGTTAAATTGTTTCATGGTTGCAAAACCAAGGAACTTGGCCAAAGCACCGTGGACCTTGTGCCCGGGCTTTATGAGGGAAGGCTCGAGGACCTTGATCTGTGTCAAGTCATTTCAAACTCCCAAACTCCCCTTATATAAAAAAATCTGGGGATAACCTGTGGATAACTTTGCGAGCTGGCGCCCGCTGCGCCCGGCGCCCAAACTCCCTGAAACTCCTTTAATTTTTCCCAGTTTTCTGCGAATTCGTTGTACCTGCTTCGTTGCCCAGCTGCCCGGGCTTCCAGGAGCTGAGATGCAAACTCCCAAACTCCCCGCAGTTTTCCTAGGTTTTTTGTACCATCTTTGATCCTGCCGACTGGCCGGGCCCGCTGCGCGAACGCTGAGCTTCAGGGTAAAAGTTATCCCCAACAAATTTTGTGGAGAGGTTGCATGTAATGTCATTAGGTGTTATATTATATATAGAAATAGAACAAAGGAGTTCATATGGTTATAAGAGAAGATGAAGATACATTGGTTACTGCATTAAGTAGAATAGCAGAAGCGATAGAAGATAACACAGATATACTTAAAGGTATTAAAGCACATTATGATGGTGTTGTCCCTGTCATGACACGCAATGCAAAAAGAATAGAGGAGATACAAACGAAAGAAGAAAAAGGATTTACTGAACAAGTTAGAGGCATATTCGCCAGTTGATGTCAAACTCCTAAACTCCCCAGTTATAAAAAACTGGGGATAACCTGTGGATAACTCAAAGTTGTCGCCCGGGCGCTGCGCGCCTACCAAACTCAAACTCCCAAACTCCCTTACATAAAAAAATCAAGGTTTCTGCCGTTTTCTAAATGGCATGTTTACGCACCGGGCGCGCGCCGGGAGTTCCTGTGCAACCTTCGGAATAAAAACCTTGGATTTCTCCCATTTTTTATTGCCCGGGTCTTGACTTCAGGATCCAGGAAGCATATATAGTAACCAGGAAGCAGGTGTAATATCCTGAATCTTAATAGAAATAGGATAAGAAAGGACGGAAATGCTTGATTTTTTAGTGGCAGTATTAATACCTCTGAAGCTCCTGCTGCTGGTGATGGGCTGCTGGTTCCTGCTGCACTGGCTACTGGCGTAGCTGCTGAGATGCAAACTCCCAAACTCCTTAGATAATACTAAACAATAATAAGATCGGTTGGATGCCAGTTGTGTTACCGGCCCGGGCGCCCGCTGGTCTTCCGTGCAAGTTTTATTACTTCGCACTTGTCATCGAATTGGATTCGTGTTATTACTGCAGATAGAAAGAGAAAGGACTACTATGATTCGTTGGAACAAATGGACTACTGATTATACATATACTTATGAATGGCATGATGGGGCTTGGCGACTTATCCACAAGAAAAGTAATCGACCCATTGTACATTGGTTTAAGTCATGGTATACTAAACCTAGTTATTTAACAGAGTGTGGTCAGCAACTAAGACGCTAACAGTAGAAACAAGCACTCGGTAAGGCATGGTAGTTATATCTGTAAGTCCTAAACTAATTGTCACTTTAGTTCAGTCGACAATACAGGGGCGATACCAAAACTATTGCCCCTCACAAACTCCCAAGCTCCCCAATTACAATAATAAAACGATGCCCGGGCTCACTTCGTTCGCCGCCCGGTACGGCAGGTGTTCGCTGAGATGCAGACGTAAAAAAAGGGTAGCTCGGAAGATACTACCCTTTGTAATGACTACGTTTAGTAGGATATAACTTACATAGTCAAACCCATTCTCTTTAATATGTATCCTATATCTGATTGCATATGATGTATTAGTTCTACTCTATCTTCCTTGTCTTGTGCAACCCATTCAATAATAGAGTTGCATAACACACCACTAATTAACTTCCAATCAAGACTGTCCTTTTGTGGTACTTTACTTATAAGTTCCTCAAGGTTTCCAGTTGTTGCTTGGTCTTTGCTGTATTCTATTATCTCCTTGAATACAGGTGTTACGTCTACGTTGTTTATAGACTGTGTCTTTACTAGGTCATTTGCCATTGTTATATCCTTTCTATTTATATTTATTAGATACCATGTATCCATGCATATTAATATAGCTACTTGCATTAAGTTGTGGATATCCTGTGGATAAGTCGTGCCCGGGTGTGACATCGTGTCGCGCGACAAATTGTCGCAGCGCGCCCGGGACTTAAGTGCATTACTCCTTGTCTGCGGCTCACTCCGTTCGCCGCCTGCGCTTAGGCCATCCCCCCCTTTTGAGATGGGACCCCTATAGTTTTGGGTGTATACTGTTTGAGAGTGACAATACTGTAGGAAAACGTTATAATGCAGTTTCTAAAAAATTTTTAAAAAATGGAAAACAATTCGCAGTTAGAATCGCTTGATACTAATACTCTAAAACTTATTCTTAAAAATGCTGTTGAAGAAACCCGTGAAAAACAACAGGGTGACTTTATGCAGTTTGTTAAACAGGTTTGGCCAGAATTTATTGAAGGCAAGCACCACAAAATTTATGCAGAAAAATTAAATCGTATTGCAAACGGTGAGCTTAAAAGACTTATTGTCAATATGCCACCTAGACACACAAAGTCAGAATTTGCGTCGCATTTATTTCCTGCATTTTACATGGGCCGTCACCCAAACGCCAAGCTTATACAAACTACACACACTGGAGAACTAGCTATTCGTTTTGGTCGTAAGGCCAAGAACCTTATTGAATCAGAAGAGTACAGTTCTGTTTTTCCACATGTTACATTGGCAGCAGATTCGAAAGCTGCAGGACGATGGGAATCAAATCATAAGGGTGAATATTTTGCAGCTGGTGTAGGTGGAGCAATAACCGGACGTGGTGCGGATTTATTAATTATTGACGATCCACATTCCGAGCAAGATGCTTTATCACCACATGTCCTCGATGCACATTACGAGTGGTATACTTCTGGTCCACGTCAACGTTTACAACCTGGCGGCGCGATTGTGTTAGTCATGACGCGTTGGTCAGTAAAAGATCTCACTGGAAAGTTACTCGAGGCCCAAAGTAAAAGCGAAGCTGCTGATCAATGGGAAGTTGTCGAGTTTCCAGCTGTTATAAATGACAAACCTATGTGGGGTAATTTTTGGACCATGGATGGTTTAGAATCAGTCAAGGCTTCCATACCATTAACTAAATGGAATGCACAATGGATGCAGCAACCTACATCCGAGGAAGGTGCACTTATAAAACGTGAGTGGTGGCGTGAGTGGGAATCCGAAAGTATTCCTCAGTTAGAGTTTATTATACAATCATATGATACAGCATTTTCAAAAAAAGAGTCTGCCGACTTTAGTGCAATAACAACGTGGGGTGTATTTGAGCCGGAAGATGGCAGTGGAAAAGCATTAATTTTGTTGGATGCTAAACGTGATCGTTGGAACTTTCCTGAACTAAAAGCAGAAGCAATGGAACAATACAAGTACTGGGAACCGGAGATGGTTATCATAGAAGCCAAGGCTTCTGGGCTACCATTAACTCATGAGTTGCAAAAGATGGGAATACCTGTTATAAATTTTACACCCTCAAAAGGAAATGACAAACACACGAGGGTAAACAGCGTGGCTCCACTATTCGAAGCAGGAGCCGTTTGGGCGCCCAAAAAAGATTTCGCTGAAGAAGTCATAGAAGAGTGTGCAGCTTTTCCCTTCGGTGATAATGATGACTACGTGGATTCGACCACGCAAGCCTTAATGAAATATAGACAAGGCTACCATGTTACGTTAAAAGATGACTTTGAAGAAGAGCCAATTGATAGCGGTAGGAGGAGATCGTATTACTAATGGTAAATTTAAGAGAGATAGATAGACAATTCAGGCCCTCGGACCGCCAACCAGGGATTAATAACGAAGGCCGTGGAGGCATCGAACAATTTTTTCGTGATGTTGGTAGTGCACTTCAAAACACTGGTACAAAATACAATAGATTTCAAGACGCCAGAAATGATATGTATAGTAAGGGTCAACTTCCTATAGATTATAATCAAGATACACTTCGTTACATTGGAAATTCTTTAGCTGGAAGCGCAGAACAAATTGGTGACATTTTTCAATTAGTGCCTGAAGCGCTTAGTCAAGCAGCAGGATCTATCACTGGTAATGAATTTTTAAGTAATAGAGGTTCTGGAGTTGGTTTAGGCGATACATTATATAATCTTAATAGAAATTATAATCCCTTTGCAAATTTTGATGACATTTATGACCAAGAAAGAGCTGCCTACCATCAAGCAAATGAACTTTATGATGGACCCACAAGTTTTTATGACTTTTCTGATCCAGATGCTATATTTGGAAATACTAGTTTTCAAAATTATTTAAGAGGAAAAGGATTTTCAGTTCAAGATGATTTTGGAGCTGATCAATTTAGAGATCAAGTTATTCTTCCTCAAATTCAAAGTTTTGATGATTACAGAAACGATAATTTATTTACTATGGATCAACCTTTTGAAGGAAGAAAATATAATGATGAAACTGAATTCACTAATGCTCTTATAAATAAATATAATGAAAGTGTTTTTGCACCAGCTGCAGATAGAATTTATGACTCAATTGTAGATGATTTTACATCAGGATATGTTGATAGAGGTGTTGAAAGCATAGCTAATTCTTTAGGCGTATCAGATCAATTAGCTGAATCCATGCTTATGAATGAACAGCCAAATTATGATTTAGGATTATTTACTGATTTATTTGATGAAAGATATGAGCCTTTTGAATACGCAACAGATGAAGGAAGAGAGTTTTACGGAGAAGATACTACAATGGATCTTTTAGGATCTTTATTTGGTTATGGAACTACTGCACGAACAGCCGGTAATGCTTTAAAAGCTAATAAATACATAAATAACACCGTAGGACAATTATATCCTTTAAGCACAGGTAAAAGAATACCAGATTTTCCTCTTAGAAGCGGAAAAGATGGCGCGAAATATAGTTTCACTGTACCTTTTTTAACTGCTCCAGCTTCAAGATCAGTAATTCAAGGAGGAGGAATTTTAGGACTATCTGACGCCATTACTAGTGATCGATAATGTCTAAAAGAAAAGGTGAGTTATTAGGAAAAGCAGTTAGCACTGTTTTTAGAAGACCTCCATTAAACCAAGCATCAACAGGTTCTATTGCAAACGCAAGTAATAAAGCTGGAAATACTTTTAGTAATTTTTTTGGTCCTTTTGTTGATAATAGATACACTCCACAAACAAATCAACGCCAAATTAACATGGCAAACAATAGAGGATATTTTACTGACGATTCAACAGGATTAATAAATTACAATGACCCTAGAGGACTTAATCAATTTACTGTAGGTAAAAAAAATATTTTTAATGATCCAGTTACAAAAGCAAAATTTTTAAGTGATGATGTTTATTATACAACAAATGATATAGAAGTTTTAAAAGGTATAAAAAAAGTTGGAGACGTAAAGGATAAGAAAAGAGGTATAGCAAGTATTTTTACAAGCAGGGAAAATCCTGAGGTACCTGTTATTGGGCCTTTAAATAAAGATATGTACGAGCCCTATAAATCTGGGGGTAAAGAATTAAAATACCAAGTACTTAAAAAAAATGCTATAGATGCCAATCATCCTTACATGGACGATAAAAGAATGTTTCAAAGTAGAGCTAATCTTCCTGAATCTTTTTTACCTTATGTAAGTAAACCTAGTTTTTTATCAACAGGCTTTAGAAACAAAAGCTATCACAGATATTATGAATCACAATTAGATAATATAATGAATGCTCCTTTTGACGCTAAAGCAAATGTTGGAAAATATGATTTAATTAAACAATACAAAGACGGTAAAATATCTAAAGGAAATTTTTTAATGGCACAAGAGGCTATAGATTCTAAAGTTAAAAACATAACGCGTGACATGCGAAAACTTGGTTTAGAATCCATGATGTATGATAGTTCTAAAAATAAAATGAAATATTTTGGAGGCCTATATGATAACATGGCTAGACTTTATAATGACATGCCTGATGATTATTTTCTTAGAGGGTACAAGCCAGAGTTACTTAATGCTAAGACTCATAAAAGTAAATTAGGTTTTGATCAACCTTCTAAAATGTTTAGAAAAGATAAAGATGGAAATCTTGTCCCTAAAGATAGTAAGGAAGCTGTTTCAATAGGACAAGGACAGTGGTGGTCCGACCGTGGACGTGATAACTATGGAGATTACTATAGAACTATTGCTCCTTATATGAAAAACAAAGGTTCAAAATATAACTTTAACCTTGGAGGACTTGCGTCTATGTTAGGAAGTAAAGCATTACAACGAATGGCACAACTATTAAGTCCTAAACAATTAAAGATGTTAACCGATACAAAATTTAAAGGAACTAATCCAATGAACAGTCCTAAAAATATTAGACAAATGAAATTAGATAATTATTTAAAAGATAAATACAGTGCGACAACAAATTACCCTTATAAAAAATCCTCGGTCCCAGGACCCAGGTCATCAGGAGGTAGGTAATGGTAACTAAAGCCCTTCTACCAAAAGTACTACGTAACATAAGCCAGTACAAACCAAAGATAGCAGCACCGAAAGGTAAAGGATCAACAACAAAACTTGATTTAGAAAAAGCTAAAATTGTTAAATCTGGATCAACGTATTACAGTGTTTTTGATGAAGCTGGGTTACCAATAAAAGATTTTAAAAGCGAAAAAGCGGCTAGAGATTTTTTACGTAACGATCCATTAGCTGATTCGTATAAAGTAGGCAAAACAGGCACACAACCACCCGCAGAAGACACTGGAGCACTCTTTTTCGCGTCGCGTGACGCCATTATTCAAGCTCCACAAGAGAAAATGGGCGCTAACCAGTGGTTATCCTACCTAAAATCACGAAATATTAAGTCTTCAGAGATGCGGGACACGTCGCTGGGCAATTTTTTAGTTAATGCAGGTAATAAATCGTTTACAAAAGGTGATTTAGTCAAAGAATTTGATGAAATAGCACCTAAATTTGACGTTATTGCCTTAGGAACACCTGGACCAGAGAGTATTTTAAATAGTTTATACAAAAATGTTAGAAAAATAGACCCGGAGACAAAAGATCCACGTGTTGGAGGTTTAATTGCATATTTACAGAACAGTTTACCAACTGTTATTCAAGATGGTAAGCTCGCACAAGGAAATTTAGATAAAATAGTAACTAATGTTAATAAATACATGGAAAGAACGTTTGGAATAAAAGGGGCCATGGAACAAGGCTTAGATTTTTCTGCTAATGTGCCTTTTGCCATAAGAGAACCTTTAACTGCTTTATCTTCTGCTGTAGGAAGCCGTGGAATTAATTTAACTAAAAAAGACTATGCATTAAAACCAGCACATGCTGGACAACAAACATTACCGGGTGGTGATAATTACCGCGAGTTTATGTTTAAATATAAGCCAGGAAAACTTCGTCAAAACGAACCTACTTATGAGTATGCACATAGTTTTAATTTAACCAAACCCCAACGAGAAAATGCTTTCGTGCACGCACGTGTTTCTGATAGAACAGATGAATTTGGTAGAAGAATTTTATTTGTAGAAGAAATACAGTCAGATATGCACCAACCTATTCAACGTGCAATACGTGAATCTAAAGCAGCAGGAAAAAAACTTGGTGATAGAGAAGGATACGCAAGACGTGAAGATTTACCTCTACCTCCAGACTTAGCAGCAAATAAACAACAATTAGATTTAATTAATCTTAAAATAGAAAATTTATTGGCAACTAATCCACGTTCGCCGGCATTAAAAAAGTTAGGGGAAGAGCGTGGTAAGATAAGACAAATGTTACAAGAATCTAAAGATGCTGCAGGAAATATTGGTGGAAGTATTCCAGAAGGCCCTTTTCAAAATTCACAAGAATACATGGAATTTGTTGCTAAATATTTAGTAAGAATTGCAAAAGATGGTAAATATGATGGCGTGGCATTTTCTAATCCAAAGATTAAAAACCGTAGTTTAAGTCCAGGCGGAAGAGATTATAATGGTAACATTGGTGCGTATGGACCTATACTTAATAAAGCACTATCTAACGCATCTAAGAAAACAGGTGCAAATCTTCTAAATACTGTTATAAGAACACCTGAGGGAGAAATTTTCGGGGGCGTAAAAATGTTGAACTTAAAAGGCAATAATAAAGCAGAAGAAATTATATCTGGCGGTATTTCTGCATTTCAAGAAGGTGGAGTAGTACATGGTAGACGATAGTAAAAATAATATAGAAAAGGCATTAGCAGCAATTGATACTGCTTTAGAAGTAGAACCAGTTGGTGAAGAAATACAATTGGACAGCACAGTTCAATTTGATGGTTTTGAAATGATGGAAGATGGTAGTGCAGAACAAATTACAGATGATGTACAAATTGATAGATCAAATGTTCCATTTAACGCAAATTTAGCTGAATATATTTCAGATGACGAGTTATCCAAATTCTCAGCGGATTTGGTAAACGCATTCGAAGCGGATAAAGATTCAAGGAAAGACTGGGAAGATACCTATGTCAAAGGCCTTGATATGTTAGGTTTTAAATACGAAGACCGTACACAACCCTTCGAAGGAGCGTCCGGGGTCGTACATCCCTTACTAGCTGAATCTGTTACACAGTTTCAGGCACAAGCTTATAAGGAACTCCTCCCCCCAAGCGGCCCCGTACGAACTCAAATCGTTGGAGAAATAACTCCACAAACAGAACAGCAAGCTGATCGAGTAAAAGAATACATGAACTATTACATTATGAATGTGATGGAAGAGTTTGATCCTGAAATGGACCAGCTATTATTTTATTTACCTTTATCAGGATCTGCTTTTAAAAAAGTTTATTATGATGAAATTTTAAAACGTTGTGTATCTAAGTTCGTTGCTAGTGAAGATTTAGTTATTAACTATTTAGCAACAGATTTAGAACAAGCAGAACGAATTACACATATTGTAAAAATGTCTTCTAACGAAGTAAAGAAATTTCAAGTTTCTGGTTTTTACAGGGATGTAGAAATTAATTCTGGAATTGTAGAAAACACAAATGAAATACAATCAAAAGTAAATGAGCTTCAAGGTGTAGAAGCAGTTTCAGATGAACAAAATGAAGAGCATGTAATTTTAGAAATGCACGTTGATGCTGATGTACCTACTTTTGAAGATTCAAGCGGAGTAAAACTTCCTTACATTATTACTATTGATCAATACTCACAAACAATTTTATCAATTAAAAGAAATTACAAAGAAGGTGATGTATCTTTTAAAAAGAATGCTTACTTTGTACACTTTAAGTTCCTCCCAGGACTAGGCTTCTACGGCTTTGGTCTAATACACATGCTAGGTGGGTTATCAAGAACTGCAACAAGTGTTTTGCGACAATTAATTGATGCAGGTACACTTGCTAACCTACCTGCAGGATTTAAAGCGAGAGGAATGCGTATACGTGATCATGATGAACCTTTACAACCAGGTGAGTTTAGAGATGTAGATGTAACAGGTACATCTATTAAAGAATCATTATTACCTCTTCCGTATAAAGAACCAAGTGGAACATTATTCCAATTATTAGGTTATTCTGTTGATGCAGGTAAATCTTTTGCTGCTATTGCAGACATGAAAATGGGTGAAGGTAATGAACAAAATCCTGTAGGCACAACATTAGCGCTACTAGAACGTGGTACAAAAGTAATGAGTGCAATACAAAAAAGATTATACTATTCACAAAGAAAAGAATTTAAATTACTAGCTACGTGTTTACAAATGTATACTCCACCGGAATATCCTTACCATGTGGTAGGTGGAAACAGAATGATCAAGCAAGCTGATTTTGATGAGCGCGTTGATATTATTCCAGTTAGTGATCCTAATATTTTTTCTATGTCACAAAGAGTTATGTTGGCACAACAACAATTACAATTAGCGCAATCTAATCCACAAATGCATAACATAAGAGAAGCATACAGACGTATGTATTCCGCTATGGGTGTTGATAGTATTGACGCAATATTAAAACCGGACAAAGAGCAACCAGCTCCACAAAGTCCAGCTGTTGAAAATGCAGGGGCTATGAAAGGAATGCCTTTAAAAGCTTTTATTCAACAAGATCATCCTGCACATATGAAAGCACATGCTGAATTTATGTTTACAAGAATGGTGCAAATTAATCCGCCTTTGTATTCTATGTTACAAGCACACATGTCAGAGCATGTTGCATTAATGGCAACTAAACAAGTTCAACAGCAGTTTGCAGAACAAGAGCAAAAATTACAAATGGAAATGCAACAAGCACAAATGAATCCACAAGCAATGCAAGAAATGCAGAAAGCAGCTCAAGCGTTAGCAGAGGAAAAAACAAATGCTATTGCTAAACTTGAAGCAGAAATGACTACGCAGTTAGCACAAGATGAGGAAGCTAGAACTAAACGTGAAGCACAAGATCCTCTTGTTAAACTTAAACAACAAGAAATTGATTTAAGAGCTGCTGAAGCAATGATGCGTCAACAAGAAATGCAGACTAAAGGAACTCTCGATGCATCTAAACTTGACATGGAACGTGATAAGATAGAAGCTGACACAACAATTAAATTAATGGAAGTTGCTAGCACTATTGATCAAGATGCTGCTAAAGACGCATTAGGAGAATTGAAAGAAAATGTTTCTTTAACGAAAGAAGCAATGAAAAATGAAAAAGATATAACAACAGCAGGTATAAATGCGAGAAGTCAAATCAATAAAAAAGATCAGTGATTCTATGCAAGAGTTAGATCAATTAGCTAGATCATTAGTTAAAAATCCTGAAGATGCGTTATTAGTATGCGCAGCTTTGATGGCTGTAACACGTCAACATTATGTTGAAGAGTTAGGGTCAGAACAAACTTCCTTTATCTTCCAATCTGTTGTAGAGTCCTTTGATTTTATGACTGCATTGGAGCAGGAATTTAAACAACATACTATACATTAGGAGGTAACATGAAGTTATTACATGATTTATGGGCACATTTAAAAGAGTGGAGCGACTGGGGAATGAAAGACTGGATTAAAGCCGGTATCGTTGCAGTTGTTGTACTTATAGTTCTACAGTCAATGATGGGAGCATAGTGAAACCATTTGTTGATAGACAAAGAAAGAGCATGGAGGCTTCACGCAAAGAGCGTGAAGCCAAGGCTCAAAAATATGATAGTTTCATGCGAAACTTTAATCCTAACACAGCTAAGCG